GACGTTCTCGCCGATCAGCTCACCCTCTTCGTCCTCGCCGTTGCCGACCACCCAGGCAATCGGCGCGCCGTTGTCGGTGCTCAGCAATTGGGCCACCGAGGCAATGCCGCCGAAGGCGCGCAACGACTCGATCACGCGGGTTTGCAGGGTGGTCGGCACGGTGTAACCGCCGGCCTCGGGGCCGGTGGTGCCCTGGGCGCGCATTTGCAGGACCATCGAACGCAGCTCAGGGGTCAGGCCATCCATGCCGTGGCGCATGAAGGTATTGAAGGCGCTGCGTTGCTCAGCGTCCGCGCCAGTCAGATCGCCGACCGGGGTACGGTCGTTACGGTTTTCGTTGCGCGCGCGCTCTTCAACAAAGCTCTGATCGTTTTCGCGCAATTCTTCTTCGCGCTCGATCTTGTCTTTGATGCCGGCCAGCTCGGTGCGCATGGCTTCCCATTTGCTACGCGTCTCGCCGGTCCAGGCGTCATCCTTGGTGCTTTCGTGCAGGCTGCGCATTTCCGCCGACTTGGTGGCATACAGCGCTTTCAGTTCTTTCAGAGTCATACAGTTCCCCAGGGGTTAAAGGTCTTGCAGGTTCAACAGGCGCTCACGGGCGGCGCGGTCGAATTCGCCGCGCGCTTCAAGGCCTTCGTTTTGTGCCTGTTTCCAGGCGTCGTGCGAGCGCTGTGCAGCGCTTGAATCGGGGTAGGCCGGAAAGGACACCGGGCCGACGTCGCGCAGCTCGGCGACCTTGTAGATGGTGCGAACAATCACCCCGTCTTCTTCGTGCCAGGTGTCGCCACCCGGGGCGACCCGCATGGCAAAACTGCTGCCGGACATGTCGCGGCGCGCAATCGGCGCGACGACCAGATCCCGAATGGTCTGGGTGTCCGGGGTGTCGATTTCGTAAGCCAGCCCGCGCGCGTCGACGCTCAGCCGTAGCGTGCCGCTGGTGGTGCGCCCCAGCAGATAGTTGGGGTCGTGGTTGAACAGGCCGCGCGTGTCCTGGGTCAACACGTCGTCGAAGGCGCCCGGGGCGATCAGCTCGACAAAGAAGCCGCCCAGCAGGTCGCTGCGTGTATCGAACACAGCGGCATAGCCGGCGATCATCGGCGCGCCGGTCTGGCCATCGGGAAGCTGGACAGCGCGAAGCTCGCACTGCTGCGCCGGCAGCATGCGTTTTTCAATTTCACTCATGAGGGTTATTCCTGTTGCGTGACGGGTAACGGCGAGCCGTCTGCCCCCAGAAGCCGGGCATTGACGTTGATCAGCATTGAATCCAGGCCGGTGATCGGGTTCATGTCTTCAAACACCCGCACTTCGTTGCGCGTCATCCAGCCGTCGAGAATCGCGCGGCTGTAGAACTCGGCGCGCTCGGTCGGCGTGCCGCGCAACAGGCCGGCCAAATTGAACTTGACGTAGTAGCCCGCCAGACGCTCGGCGCGGGTGAACACCTTGCGGTTAATCTCCTGCTCCCAGTTCACAATCCACGGCATGATCGAGTGCCGCACGAACTGAATGGCCTGTTCGCTGATGTTGGAAAAGGTGGCCTTTTCCAGGTCGTTGATCATGTGGGCCGGCACGTTGAACATGCCGGCGATTTCGCTTCGGGTCAGCTTGCGCGTCTCCAGAAACTGGGCGTCTTCCGGGGCGATGGTCAGCGCCTTGTAATCCAGATCCGCCGGCAGCAGCAGGGTTTTGTTTTCCGACTGGCGCAACTTGCTCACCGCGCCATTCCAAGCCTTTTTCAGGCGCTCCCAACCGTCCGCTTTGACATCACCCTTTAACGTGACAATCCCCGTCGGCCGGCCACCGCCTTCAAAAAACTCTTTGCCGTAGCGCACGGCGGCCAGTCCCAGGGCGATAGTCTCGGCGTTCTGTCGAATCGGGCTGATGCCCAGCTTGCCGTTTGAGCCAATGGCCCGAACATGCACCATGTCTTCCGGCGCCACGGCCAGCGGCTTGTCGTCGTCATCCAGGGTGCTGTAGAGCCAGCGCCCGCCATTGCGCAGCAGTTGCGTGCTTTGCGGCTGACACAACTCAATGCCTTGCAGTTCACCGCGGCGGCCACGCACCAGACGGCTGTAGCCATTGCCCCAGCCCAACGTGTGCGCCTGTTTGGTTTCGCGCCACTTGTACGAGGTTTGCCAGACGTTGGGCTCGTCGTGCAACAGGTAGTGCGCCGGGTGATCGGTGCCGGGAACAATCCGGCCGTCGACCTTGCGCAGCACGTTGATCGGCAATTGGGCCAGGGTGCTGGACAGCACATAGATGCAGGCGTACACCGCCGTCAGCTTCTGCGCCGTCTCGGGGCTGACGTGTATGCCATTACTGTCGCTTAGAAAATCGCCCAGTTCCTGACTGCTCAGCGCCACCGCCGGGTTTTCCATGCTGCGCCGTTCGTGACGGCCGGAAAAGATCACGACCGCCCCCACAGCCAGGCGCCGGCCATCAGCAACGCGCCGCCGGCCATCAGTGCCACACCGGGGCCGAACTGGACATAAAGCCCAGCCACCAGCAGGCCATAGCCTGCCGCCCCGAGTACATCGGGAAGGTATTTTTTCATAGGGTTACATCGCCAGAATGTCGTCGTCGGTAAGGGTGTCGAGTAGGCTGCCCTCGACCTGATCGGCCAGCATTGCGCGGCTCATGGCCATCAGCACGGCGACCATGCCGTCGATCTTGCGCAGGTTGCCTTTGCCTTCGTCTTCTTTCATCGGGGTCAGACAGCCCCGGTATTCCTTGGCCGTCACGTTGCCCGCCATCCACGACAACACGGAATTTTCCGGGTGGTTGAAACGGCGCGACACCAGGGCCGCTTCCACTTCACGCATCGGCATGTTCATGGTTTGAATGCCACCGCCGACCTCGACCACTTCCGCACCATCCGCTTGCAGCTGGTGCGCCAGTTGCGTGGCGCGCCATTTGTCGTAAGCGATTTCCTGAATGTCGAACATCTCGGCCAGGTCTTTGATGTCATCACGCACGACGTCAAAGTCGGTTTCTTCGCCGTCCGTGGTCAACAGCTCGCCATTGATCACCCACGTCTCGTAAGCCTCCTTAAACGTCACCGCGCGCTCTATCGCCCCCTCCGGCAGGTAGGACCGGCAGAACACCGTCCACACGTCACGGCCGCGCTCGTCCTTGTCCTTGAACACCAGGGCCACGGCGGTGATGTCCGACTTGCTGGCCAGGTCGACACCGACCCAGCATTTTCGCCCCCGGAATTGCTCCAGGGTTAAATCCGGGTTGCCGCAGGCGGCCCAGTCCGACATGTTCAGCCAGGCCGAGCGCGAACTCACCCACACGTTCAAATGCTTGGTTTTGAATTTGTTCAGCTGTGACGGGTAACGCTTGGCGTTGGCCTGCATGCGCAACAGGTATTCGTCACCGACCGACACCCCGAAATTCGGGTTGGCCTTGCGCAACACCTTGGGGTCTTGCCAGTCGTCACCCTCATCGATGGTGTAGATGATGCCGAACAGCTCTTCGTTCTCGATGCCGCCTTCGCCCAGGGCGTGCAGCAGCATGTCTTTGACCTGGCCGCGTTGCACGTAGCAGGGGCCGGCCAGGTTGTAGCCGGCCGTGGTGATCACAAACATCAGCGGATGTTCGCGGGCACCCATGCCGGTGATCATGGTGTCATACAGCGCCGACGACGCGTGTTCGTGGTATTCGTCGACAATCGCGCAGCTCGGCGAACTGCCGTCGCCCGGGTCACCGATCAGCGGTTCAAAGCGACTGCCGTCGTCCGGTATCGACAGGTTCATCACCATCAACTCGGCGCCGCAATCCTCGATCAGTTCCGGCGTGTTCTTGAGCATCAGCCGCGCCGGCCGGAACACCTCCATGGCCTGATCTTCGGTGGTCGCCCCGCAATACACCTCCGCGCCAAACTCGCCGTCCATGGTGAACATGAACAGGCCCAGGCCGGCGGCAATTACGCTTTTGCCGTTTTTCCTGGGGATCTCGCAATACACTTCACGAAAGCGCCGCAGCCCGGTGCGCTTCGACCGCCAGCCGAAAATGCAGCAGAAAATAAACTTCTGCCACGGCTCCAGGGTGATCAGCAGACGCTTGCCGGCCCACTTGCCTTTGGTGTGCGGCAGCAACTGGATGAAGTCGCACACCCGCTCCGCTTCGGCCTTGTCAAACTTCCAGTGGTAGCCCTTCTTCTTGGATTTCTCCAAGTCGCCCAGGTGACGCCGGCACGCCGCGCGCACCCATTTGCACGCCTCGATTTTGCCCGCCACCACGTCGCGGGCGTACTTGTTCGCCGCGTTGACGTTGGGTGAGCTGGCCATAGGGGTGGTTATCCGGCTTTGCCTCCCCGCAATGCGGTAAAGGGGTTGTTGGGTTTCTCTTTGCCGCCCGGCTTCAAACGCGCCCGCGCCGCCGGGTCCAACCCAAGCGCACTGCCGAAGGTCGCCATCTGGCGCATGGTTTCGTTGGCCACGGTGCAGGCCGGGTTTTTGATTTCCTGCTTGGCACCCATGACGATGATTCCGTTTTTCGTGATGTCGGCCTGGGCTTCGCGCCAACGCTGATAGGCCATGCAAAACGCCTCCAGGTTATGCAGGTCGGTGACCGTCAGAATCTTGGCCTCAATCAGCCAGGGGGCGACTTGCTGCCAAGCCTCGACGGCGATTTTGCCGAACCATTCCGGCGGGTCCGGCACCACGACCAGGGCGTCGGGCGACGGCTCTTTGGTGTTGAGCCTTCGCTTGCCGGCGTTGCCTTGAATCACCTTCAAGGCCGTGGGTTTTGGGGGGCGGCCGCGTGCCATAGGTCAAAACCCTCTCCGAATTTCCAAAAGTACGAATTTTTTAATTTCGCGGTCGCGCGTTAAAGGCTGGGCGAGCGGTGGAGAAGGCGAAAACCTCCAGAGGTTTGGC